TAACAAGCTCTTTGTAGCTGCTGCTACGTTTGTAGTTAAACATCCTCTCAAAGCTCTCAGGGTTAGTGAGGATCTCGTTTAAAAGCTTCTCACCAAAGTCATCACCAAAGGTCATCCCTGTGTCATAGCAGTAGTCGTCTGGGTTAACGTCTGGTTTATGTGCGACGATCATACGTACTTAACCGCATCACGGTCTTTGCTCCTGATAGCTCTCACAACTAATGAACCCATATCAATGTGATACCAGCGGGTTGAGAACTTCCAAGACCTCCAGTGCTTGTGGTGGTAACCATGCAGCCACTCTCCCGAAGACGGGAAGATGTACTCAAGGAACCATAGGTCGTTAGGCTTCCCACCGATGTGACTGAACGTCTGGTGGAATGCAGCAACTAGGTGTGCAGTGCCTACTGCGGGTAGGTAGCAGTACAGGAACACTTCTGGAGAAACCAGAAAGATCGCTGCTGCCATGAGTACCCAAAGAAGTGCGTAGTACTTGTCAACAAACAAGTGCATAGGGTCTCGCAATAAACGTCTGGATAAGATCGTTTTTAGCGGCACGTTCCTGTACCCTTTTCTGAAAATGGATGCCAGCTTCATCGCCCCTTCATGGGGGTCTTTATCCGTATCTGTGTGGACATGGTGTGTTGCATGTGTAACAACCCATTGGAGTGGGCTGCTATACATGAACAAGATGCCAAAGGTTGAGAAGGCGTAGTGCCAGAAACGTGAGGTTTCAAAAGCACCGTGACAGAACAACCTGTGATACCCGACACTTAGTGTCACACCAGCCATCAGGTACAGGATAAAAGAGTAAGCCAGCATCGATGGTTCTAAGAACACAGCAGCAACAAATGCCGCCATACCAACGTAATAGGCTACGTTAGCCATCCATGCTTTATGCCTAAACATTACTTTTTCCGATCAAATAATAGTCCGTATGAATCCGTTACAGCAGATATTGTCAGACTTGAATTTAGCAATTCAATGGGTAGCGGCTCATCGCCGTATGTAATCCCATCAATTGAAAAAGAGCCGCCCACCATAAACAGCAGCGTCCCAACATCAAACGTCTGTGAGTCTCCAGCATTGATAACTACTGAAGTTAATGCGGGTGATTCACCACCGTTCACATGCTCAGGCAAGCACCACCATTCGGTAGCTTCCTCAACAAGGTACTCATACACACCGGCAGGTATAACCCTTGAGTGGTCTGTGAAACTCCCGGCTACTCTAGGAGGTGTTACTACACCAGTGGTTACGTTCAGACCTGTTATCAAGCCTTTAACCCAAAGAGTCGTCAGACCTACATCGGCAAACGTTGTCTGAGATTCAATGGTTGTTTGATACTCCTCTCCAGTTGGTAAGGACTTCTTAAATATGTCCCAGCCAAAACTGTCGTAGCGCTTAAACTCATTGATGGCGTTCATCGTGATATACCTACCACTTTGATTGCTGCCTCAATGACATCAGGTACAACTGCTGGAAGTGCTTCAAGTTCGACCTCAATTGCTGGAACAGTGCCAGCGTTTGTCTCGCCCCAAAGACTGAACGGCGCGTAATCACGCAACACTTCATACAGGTCTTTACCGGGTTCAGGGGAGGGCACACTACATAAGAAGTCAGGAAAACCTGCTTTTTTAAAAAGTACCACCACACAGTTGTTTACGTTATCAACAACTTTAATTTCATACTCAAATTCTGTAATCATCAGACTACTCCTCCATTTCGTGTTCCAAGATTTTGCCAAGTTATAAAACTATTCCCACTGACAGACTTACCACCAGCGCCACCAGCACCACCCGCGCCAGTTCCGTTTGCTCCCCAAGTACCTCCGGCAGAACCAGCACCTGCGGTATAAACATCGGTTCTGTAAACTGCTGCTGTATACTCAGTCGCAGCTCTAGTCATCACCCTAACTGTGTAGTAAATTGAAGCGCCACCACCGCCAGCAGTAGCTAGGGTTCCTGCTACACCAGCCCTTGCACCACCGGCAGAGTTAGTTAGGCCGGTACGTCCACCGCCACCACCGCCACCCTGACCACCGTTGCCGTTAGCTCCAGCGCCACCACCGCCACCACCACCTGCGATGGTTCCGTTGTTGCTTAGGCTTACTGCGGACTGAACAAGTAGCGCAGAGCCTCCAGCAGCGCCAGCGCCGTTACTTCCTACACCGCCGTTACCACCCATTCCAAGAATGTTTCCGTTGTTTATGAACGAGACACCGCCGGGGAAACTTCCGTTAATAGTGACACCAGCAGTTCCTGTGCTGTTCGAGGTTAGGTAGACACCCGGCGCAACCGTCACAATAAGTTCTGATACGCCAGTCCAACCGTTTGCGCTTGCCCATGAGTGCAGGTTAAAGTTGGTCTGGTTTGTAGATACAGTTAGTTCAGTAACGCTGATACCACGGGTCAACAGGTCGTTATCAAGTGTTAACTTACCGTTTGAGCCTAAGATAGCTTTACTGACGTTGTTGTAGCGGAACGTTAGGTTTCCACTGATAGCCTGAACTGACCAGTCGCCACTTTGGAAACCATCCATCCCATCGATCTGCGTTTGGATTGCGGTTAACTGGTTACCAACTGTCGTGTTAACAGAGTTTTCGACTTCTGCTATTTGCGTACCAATAGCTGTGAGTTGGGTGTTTACGGTAGTAGATACTTCGGTCTGTAAGGCAGATAGGTCGTTATGCTCAACAAGTCCTGTTTCTGCATTCTGCCGTATCAAAGCAAACCAATCCGCTGCTAGGCGCGAACGTGATCTAAACATTAGACACCTCCACAATTGTTTTAAGAGTCGCTACATTCTCAGCGGCATTAATGGAGTCCTGCATCTCATCGTATTTAGTACGAATTAAAGCACGGGCTTCTTCTACAGCAACCGCATCTGTACCCGGTATCTTCTTCATAATCACTTCATCTAATGGAGCGAACTCAGCAGACCTTGCAGTACGGCGTTTGTCATGGCTAATTACTTTAGCCTTATCGATGTTGACCGTTATCATTCTGTAACCTCCTCTGGGAATTCATTGCTGTCAGCGCCAACCCCGTCTGTCAAGGATGCTTCATCAACCTCCCATGCACTGCGAAATGTTCTGTCGCTAGGTACATCAGCAACATCAACAATCTTGTAAGCCTTGCCAGCGGGTACATCCTTAGCTGCAATTGCTTCAATGGTGTGTGTAGCAAGGCAGTCTGGTGCTGGGATAAGAACGGAAACACCGCCTTCATCGTTTTGGTAAATAATTCTTTTTGTCACTTTTATCCTTTGTTTAGCGGAAGATGCTAATTGTTAAGTGTGGGTTGTCCGAAAACGATGGCGCAGCTGCCGCAGTGGTAGCAGCTATCCTGCAAGAAGATGCCGTCCAGTTAGGCGCAGTTGTATCGTTCGCTCCGTTTCCAGTCAATATTCTGCCAATTCTCCCGTGCATGCTTGAAATTGCGTAGTTTGAGTCAGGCATTGCAGTAGTAAAGTTAACTGTATAATCACCATTCCCATTGTCCGAAATTGAACTCACATTACCACTGCCACGAATAGCCACAGTTCCTGCGCCATTAAAGTTAACCCAAGCACGACAGCCGTATGCAGTTGCAGCAGAGCCGTAGCCTGAGTTGAATTGCAAGTTGCTGCTTTCATCAATAATTGCAGAAACAGTCCCACCATATCCACCACGCCAAAAATAAATTGCGCCAGCACCCTTTGCTGACAACGCTAAATTAACACTTGCATTTCCACCAGTTGCTTCAACCCTAGCAGTGCCGCCACCCCCAAGCAAAGATACTTGGTCTGTTTGATCTGTTCCCGCTGCTATTGTTCCAGCAACAGCCAGCTTGCCGTAGTTTTGTGGAGAACTTGTCCCAATACCCACATTGGAATTAACAATTAGGTTTCCCGTAATCGTGTCGCCACTCTTAGAAACTTTACTAGATAAGTCCACGCCAGCAACTGCTGTATCTGTGTAGCTATTTGCACCAGCAATTAAAGAATCCGCTTGAGCCTTGCTATATGTATCTGCAATTAAGAAATTACCAAATGCATCTACAACTAACTCATCCCCAAGGGAGGCGGCTGCTATTAACGTAATGTTCACACCATCGGTAGCTGTATAGTCCTCGCCGGGTCGTAAACGGATACCGTTCAAAGCGACTATTACCGCAGGAGCTGTGTAGCTTAAAGTTTGACCATCAGCGTCAGTGCCTGTGAAGACCGTCTGACTCGCCGTTGCTACAAACTCAAAGGTTGCTAAGGTTGCTACAGATGCACTTGATGAAGAAAGCCAACCACTAGATGTGTAAATTTTCATCACACCATCTGGCGTATTGAAATACAAAGCGCCAACAATAAGGGTGTCACCATCATTGTCCAAAGCTGGGTCAGATGTTTTTGCTCCTAAATAGCGATCATCAAAGTTATCAAGGATTGACGCCGCAGAAGCCGCAGATTGAGCCGCTTGAACAGCACTGGCTGCTGCGCCTGAAGCTTGGTTAGGAGCATCAATAATTGCTGCGATGTTTGAGGCAACTGTGGTTACATCAGCGTTAATACCTGCAACAGTGTTGATGTTTGTAGCGTTAGCCACAACAGCGTTAATGTTGGCAGTGTTGGCTACTGCTGAATTGATGTTGCCTGTGTTACCAGAGACAGTGTTGATGTTGGCAGCGTTAGCTACTACAGCGTTAATGTTTGTGGCGTTGGTAACAGCAGCGTTGATGTTTGCAGTGTTGGCTGCGGCTGTAGTTATGTTCGTCGTATTACCGGCGACAGTATTAACGTTAGCAGCGTTGTTTGCCACAGCTGTGACATTGGCGTTGTTAGTTGCTACGGTCGTAACGTTTCCAGAGATCCCAGAAACTGTTGACACTGCGCTACTGATACCCGCGACTGTTGTCACATTGGCATCGTTGTTAGCGACTGTAGTTACCTTAGTATCTATCGCTCCAACTTTGCTTACGTTGGCGTTGTTGCCAGCAACGGTGTTTACGCTTGTGATATTAGCGGCAACCGTATTGACGTTAATGATCGCAGCGCCGACAGTGTTGACGTTTACGATGGATCCTGCGGCAGTGTTAACTGATGCAATAGAACCAGCAACTGTGGTGACGTTTGCGTCGTTGTTGGCTACGGTCGTAACCTTAGCGTCTACTGCGGCTACCTTGTTCACGTTGCTGATAGCAGCGCCGACAGTGTTGACGTTTGTAATGCTACCGGCGACAACACCTACGTTACTGATAGCAGCGCCGACGATGTTTACGTTACCGATACTACCGGCGACTGTGGATACAAATGGGTATAGGTTATCTATAGTCCCCTTGTTCACAGCGTCCCCAGCGTCTACTGGGTTGCCTACGTTCTTGATAACGAATGATGATGCTTCCCACTTACCTGTGGCTGTGTCAAACCCTAAGGATTGATCAGCGCGGTCGTAGGTTTCCTGAGACACATAGGTCGAGAAGATCGCTAGTGTGTCTAGGTCAGCTTCACGCAGGATAGAACCATCAGAGAAGTCCACAGGTACGGATACCTTAGGTGTCTGACGGGCTATGGTTATTCGAGCGCCTGAGGCTGCTGCGGTGTCTAAGGTGATTGTGTTTGTGTTGTCGAAAACAAAAGCTACAGCATCGACACCAACGGTTACAACAATGTGATCCTGAGATACATACGGAAAGGGAAAGCTGTAGGTGCGCGAACTGCCATCACCTACGAACTGGACAATACTAAATGCCACTATGGATACTCCAAAAAGAAACCCGGCTTTCACCGGGCTTTAAATTAATCAGGAACTTGCTTATCGCTTGTTGGGAAGGTTCCCGCGATACCGTTAAGAATTGTTGAGAATGGAGGCACACTGCTTAGGGGTACTACCGTCCTGCCCCATGTTCGGATGTCACGGCTCGTTGTTTGATATTCATCAGACGCTGAGTTACGCACGATCTTCTGCATGGAGATCAGAGAGTTGATTGCTGACAGAGTTGGGTTGGACGCAATCGATGACAAGTCCGACGTAGTACGCATGCCAGAGAACAGAGGCTGTCCTGTCATGGTTCCTATGGTGGTGTCATACGCCGTTGGTAACAGTGATGCTTGGCTGATACGACCGAAGCCGTTAGCCATCACTTGCCCAAACGTCATACGCTCTTCCATGAACTTGCGTCGATCATCGTCGCTCATGCCAAGCGCACTTAACTGGCTGCGTCCCATGTATGCTAAGGATCCGAAGAACCCGCCGTACATCACGGTCATAAAGGTAGACATGTCCGCATGGTGTATGCCATACATCAATGACTTGTTCCAAGCTTGCATCGTGAAGTTCTGGAATTGGAATACTGTCTGACCCAATGAGCTACCCATAATGGGGATCATTGCTGCCAGATCGTTTTCCTGAACTACACGCCGGGATTCCCGCTGCACTGCCAATATAAAATCAGCGTGTGTCTTTGGGTCATCCAGTTGCCACTTGTCAAAGTCAACAGCCTTGGTCGTTGAGAACTCACCTTTAACATCCTTAGAGTAGCGAACGATAGCTTCCTTCATGTTAGTGAAGTCCATCTCGTCCAACCCCATCATTGCCAAACGATCCTTGGTTAGAAAAGTGTTCTCCTTACCATGTGCTAGTCCAACGAAGTGGTTTGTCAAAGCTGTTGCATGTGTACGCTTCTGCTGCACCATTGCTCCAGTCATGCCGGTGTTGTTCAACACACCTGATGCGAGGTTGCCTAGCTTGGTATCCAAGCCATCCAGAAACCTGTTCATCTTTGTGTCACCAAACTTGCGAACCCATGTGTCGCTATCAGCAAAGTTCATCCTTTGGACAAAGTCTGCACCGGCTCCACCCATGGTGTTCTCAAGGTGCTCTAGTAGTTCAGTAGGAGCCGCGCCTGTAACCAAGTCACGGCGAAGCTTACTCAGACCTGGAGTTGCCTCAAGGGTCGCACGGAGACCAAGGGTTCCGACGATCTGTGACGCTTCTACTAACTGGTTGAACACCGCACCGCCCATAAGACGTGCCACGTTGAACTTACGCCACATCTCCATTACCTTCTTGAACTTGGTAACTTCCTCCTGAGGTACGCCCATGATTCTTTCAAACGCGAACTTTAGTGCTTCCGTGCTTTTAGCTTGGGATCCTTCAGTGGTTAAACCATCACCAATCTCCACGCGAGTAGCAGCTGAAATGGCTGAGTCAATCTCTGTTGACTTGTAGATGTTCACATGATTTGCAAGAGCTACAGAGCCAGCCATCCGGCGTGAGTAGTTCTTAAAGTTGTCAAGGATCCGCGTATCGAACAGGTCGTTAAACCCAATCTCAAACGAGTTGCCCTCTTTATCAATCCATGTCTCCTTGTGAAGTTCGTCTAAAGAGTTGCGGTGCTTCAGGCTTGAACTGAGTGCGCCGGTATCGCTAGGCTTACTTGGGAACATATCATTGAGAATCTCATCCGCCTCAAACGAATTGATCTCAAGTTTTTCCATTAAGGATGTCTTGAGACCCTCACGATCCTGACCCTTCAACATGTTGTCTACAAGCTCGTTAGCGCGGTTACGTCTGCCTTCCCATGTAGTCCTCACATACCACTTAGCAAACCTCGCAGAGCGCTCCTCAGTGGCTCCTGAGACCTTCCTAAAGCTGTTGGCAAACCAGCCCTCGAATGCTTCAATGCCGAACTTAGAAACTAGTGGATCCCACTTCTGCATATCGCCTATTCGTGTGATGTAACGTAGGTTCTTTGCAAGCGGCGGAGTCATCATCTTTTCGCCAGTCTCAGGATCAATGAACTCACGCTGGGTCAGACCTTTTTTGGTTTCACCTGTATGTAGACCGGGGTTGTTGACGTGATCAACCACACCGCCCATCACCTGTTGATACTGCTGACCGGATTTGATTACTGATGGGTGGTAGTCACCCTCAACGCCAAGCACGTAGTTTTGTATCTGCTCTTGGAAAGCCTCCCAAGCTTTACCCCTTTGATACCATTTGTAACCACCAACCTCTTTGAACTCGTTAAACCGGATGTCCATGCCTACGAACATTTTCTTGTCCCAAGACAGGTTTAGTTGGATCGTGCTGTCCCAAGCATTGCGCTTGACAACGCCGTGACCTTTGTAACCTACGGTTGTCCCGAAGAGACTTGATGCAAGGTTCTTAACGCTTTGGGATATACCCTTACCACTAAGAATATTCTCTAAAGCCAGACCCCATCCATACACATCGCCTATGTCTTCACGCGAGGCAACTTGAGCGGTGATTTGATCTGCATACTCGTTGGCTGGACTCAGGTTGATACCTCTTGTTGATCCATCCTTACGGGCAAGTGATACATCCAACCTGCTATCCATCATCTGACCTAGGAGGTCATAGGACTTTAATAGCGCGTTAGTCTCCTTTGCGCCCATGCCAAACATCTTGCGAACAATGTCAACGATCTTGTGTACGAGGTTCTTGTCAGCAACCTTGATGCCCTTTAGCAAGTCAAGAAACTCTACTTCTCTAGAACCTTTGGAACCTGAGAAAAGGCCAGCAGTGAATTCATAAATGTTAGTTAGGTAGTAGTTACCGTTATCACCCGTACCACTACGACCGTACTTCTTTTTATATTCCTTTAAAGCCAGCTTGTACAAATCCTGCAACTCTGCGGTTTGCTTTCCTAATGTGGTTCCGACGTTCTCCATACCGTAGTCAAGCTTGTGAACAGTTGCGGAATGCAGCATCTCGTGAACAATAGTTGGGTAATCCTTTTTCCCACTGTCAGGCATGAAGACACGGTGCGAAGCGCGGGTGTAGTAGCCAGCCCAATTTCTATTGGCATGCTTGTTCCACTCCGTAGAAGGCAACCATGACACAGGAAGATCTTCTGGGATTGAGTCATGTAAGAATTGACCAAGCTGCTTAATATGGGGGTCGGTGCTGTTATTCACCGCCTCAAGAAGAACCGCTTTAGCTGAAGTCGTGTCAGGATACCTAAGCGTTTCGGAAAACTCTTTCCTTGATTTCGTATTGAAGTCTTTATGTAAACGCTCAAGGTCTTGCTTAGTGTTTATTCCTAAGCTTTTCCAAGTTTGAGCATTTAATTTATTACCCGTATAAAGGGTTGCCGAAATTGAACCATCAGGTGCAAAGACGAAATTTCTTAGTAACGACGGGAGGTCTGTAAAACTTCCACCAGCGAACAAGTCATAAACTACACGCTCACCAGCACCTGTTGTTGAAGCGTCGTTGTCAAACCAAGATGCATAAGATTTTGACTCGTACTCATCTTTTAAACCACGTATAAACAGCGGTGGTACTTCAACCTTGTCTACGTTAGAAAAGTTCGTATTGATGTACAGCGCTGTGTCACGCTCTAGATCATTAGCAAACTTAGCACTCCAGCCAGATAGGTCTGCGTCAACCTTTGCTTTGAACGCCTTACCTGAATCAGTAAGCATGTCCTCGAACCCTGCGATGTCCGCCTCTTGCTTACGCAATCGGATGAGATCTTCAAGGGCTGCGGCTTCTACAGATTCAGCTTTTCTTGCAGCGGCAAGATCGTCATAGTCAACCAGCTTTCCCGCCTTCTTACTCAGGAGTCCTAAGGGAGTTGCGATGTAAAGACCCATCAGTGCTGCGTACTTTATATCCTCAGGTAACCCTATGGTCTTCGTGTTGTTTGTGACTGCTTCAAAGGCAGTGTTGGAAGCTGCTGCTACTAATCCCATCTCAATAGCCCTAGCAACACGGGATGCCTTTGCAAGGAACAAAGGCGCACCAAGTGCTGGAACCGCAATCGATATTGCCGTATCGACATCAACCATCGACCCGCCCATCACACCTGCCATACCCGGAACCCCGTAGGCTGCTGCATCTCCGGTTTTCTTTAGAAGATCACGAACCCGGTTAGACCCAAGGGTAAGCCCTTCGTTAGAGAACGATGAGTTAGCAATCTTGCTGTGGTATATCTGAGGGATACCTTCAAAAGCAACTTCATAATCAGCAATCGTTGGCGCGTAGTCAGGATCTGCCTTACGGCTGTTGACTATGTTTTCACCCAAGCCGTACCAAGATGTCTGCTGTACACCAGCGGCTACACCTTTACCAAAACCAACAAAACTGTTTCCAATACCGTCATACTTTGCTGCTGATTTTGCATCATCAAGTATCTCCCTGCCGGGATTCCCCATCATCGTTGGGGCATCGGATACTACGGGTTCTACGGGAGTGTTAACGGCGGGGCTGGGCATCATGGATGCTTGCAGCGGTGTACCATTAAACTTTGCTAAGTAGCCAGCGGTTTCCTTAAAAGGCTTACCGGCATCTAACGCTTTAACTGCGGGTTTGCCGCCGTTGTAATAAGCGAGTGAGCGGTTTACATCACCGCCGTGCATCTTCAGTACATCAGATAAAAATCTAGCTGCACCATCTGCTGATTGGTTGAAGTCTGTGGGGTCGGTAACCCCATACTGTTTAGCTGTCGCTGGCATGAACTGGAACCAGCCCTTTGCTGACTCACCGGACTTTGTTACAGGCCCGACTGCATCACCTCGGTGACTGGATTCAATACCGGAGATTTTCCACAAGATGCCCTCAGGCAAATTGTTTTGCTTCTCCAGTTCTGATGCCTTCTTACGATACTCATCAAGAGTAGGCATTACTTACCTTTCATGTTTTTAGTTCGCTCTGCGCGGACGTTAGCTAACATCTCATCAAGCGGGAGTTGATCCCAGCCCTTATCCATGATTAGCTGTTTGTTTCTGTCAATGATTGAACTTGTGTATGGGTTTACGTCGGCTCCGTAAAGACGCTCTCGACCGACACCTTGCACAGCCTTTGGCATCTTCCTGATCAGACGCGCTTCTTCCAGCTTGATATGCTGTTCAAACGTCCGCGCAGAGCGAACTAAAAACATGAAAGGTAAGT